GGCATCGCGGCAATCAAGGTCGAAACCCGTAGTTAGTGCGCATCCAGTATATGCCATGTTTTTAGTTTTTAGAGTGAAGGGGCGACCCGAAAGCCGCCCCGATTAGATTAAAGAATTACAGCAGAAATTTGATCAGGGTACGCAACCTGAACACCAAGTGTCAAGTCAACAGCTACCTTGTACTTTCTGTCGTCTTTCGAGTACCACGCTTCGATTCTTGAAGCATCCTCCTCAAGGTCAACGCCCAAGAACATATTGCTTGTTCTCATGCAGTAAACATCGTTAGTCCCACTCAAACCGTTAACTGCGATTACTTCGATGTTAGTACCCGGAAGAATCATTGTAAGGTCAGCGAATGAACTATCAGCGTTCTGAAGTTGACCACCAGCAGTAACGATTCCAAGACCGCTTTGAAGACCAACAGCCAACGAACGGAAGGCATCGTAACCAACAAAGATTTTTGCGTCAGCCTTGTCAACGATTGCAGCAGCAGCCGCCTCATAAACTCGCTGAACAGCCTCAACCATGTTGTTTGCAGTCAATGCCGTAGCAAGTGGAGTTCCCGAACCGAATGCAGTTGTATTAGCATCGATGTAAGAACCACCTCCGATAACGTCAATAAGACCATCGAAGAAACTAAGGTTTCCTGAAGGCAAAGTGCTGTCAGATTGCCATATCATCAACTCCAACTCAGACTGGATTTTCTCAACAAGGTAAGCACCGAACTGCTCCTCGAAAGGAATAGACTCGTAATGCGCCCCACTTGGAAGCTGTGAACGTAGGTAGTAACCCTCCAAAGTCTTCGGACAGAACTCCATGTTCAATTTCAATTTAGCCGGGTCAATCTCACGCTGAGTAAAAGTGATGTCTCCCGAAGCGTTGAAAGCGCAACCGCTACCATCTTGGAAGTTTACGTCAACATCCATTAGGTTAATTTTGGTTGCTCCTTTTACGCCTACTTGCTTCTCCATAAGTGAAGCTGTACGACCTCCAGTTACTGCTTTGGTGATGAGCGGAAAGTTCTGCTCCTCAATGTAGGCTGTTAAGCCCGATACATCAAATGCCATTTTATTAGGTGTTTATAGGTTTATTTCTTTGTTATTGCGCGCATCTTCTCAACCATATCGGTGTAGTCGATGCCTTTGTTAAATGGGTTGGCAACCTTCTTTGAAGGCTCTTCTTTCGGAGTAGCTGCCATCTTCTCAACGATGTCGGTAATTAGTCCAACAGCTTTCTCTATGTCGCTTACTTTTTCAGTCTTTGCAAACTTGGCAACTTCTGACTGAATTAACGTAGCTACAGAATCCATGATGTCCAACTTGAATGCCTCAGGGTCAAATGCAGCAACTTCCTCGGCAGCCATTTCTTCCTCTTTCTCCTCGCCAGCTTCCTCTTCTACTTCAGGCTCAAGAATCTCAACGATAACACCGCCTTCAGTTCTTACGATTTCACCTGACTCAAGTTCGTGTTCTCCGTCAGGAGCTGGTACTACTTCAGCATCCTCACCGACAACGGCAACAGATGCGCCTATTTCCAAAGCTGGTTCTACTCTTACGATAGTACCGTCAACAAGTTTAGCATCAACGAAAGCCTCTTCGGTTGTCTCGCTGAAAAGTAGTTTCTTGATTTCGGGCAATTTTGACCCAACAAGTTCTGAAATGTTCATGCGTGTTTTTTTAGTAAATAGCAATTCAAGAAAGGTGTGCCACTTGGCTATGCTCTGAGTGCTTTCTCCACCTCTTCGATAATCATTTTGTCCACGTCCATTTGGCGAGATTCTGAGAACACCCCCTCGACCGAAAAGCCTTTGAAAGTGCCGTCCTTTACTTGCGCCCAAACCTCATCGTTATCGACCTTGTAGCTTACGAACCAAGACCCGTTTGGTGCTTTATCGAACCCTTTTGGCGTTGGCTTCATTTCGTCAATCAGGAATGACTCAAACATGAACACCCCCTCTACATCTGTTGAGTGGTCTAAATTGGTCGCGTTCGTCTTGCCTTCCTTCATGAACTTGTAGGCTATCTTACGTATGGCATCCGAGTCAAAAACCACGTAGTACTCGCGCCCGTCCTCGTCCTTTCTGTATATTGGATAGTCGGCAGTCATACAAAAACCGCTTATTATTCTCTTCTCGTCATTTAGCGAAAACTTCTGCTTCTTGTTGAACGCCATCCAATTACGCTCAATGGCTGGATGGTCAACTAAAGAGATAGCATCAAGACCAGTTTCGTGGTCTTCGTCAATTGTTAAGTAGATTACTGGTAGCTTGTTCATCCTCCGAATGTTGCTTGTGATTCTATTTGGTTTACGTTATTCTGGTTGCCCGTTACTTCTGTTTCTACGACATAGGCTTGTATCGGTGCAAGTTGGGCTTGTTCCGCTCCTCCGAGTTCGGTTGTGTTTGTGGTTACTGGTTGAATAACTGGAGCGGTTGGCGCACTTACTGAAGCAATCGAAGAACCTCCGCCTCCTCCGGGTATCGGTGCAGAGTTAAGAATCGCTTCCGCTTGTCCAATAGTTGAAACAACTGCCGCAACTCCAGCCGCGATTCCAGCAACCATTTCGTAAACGTTAGTAGCCTTTGAAGCCGTAGCAACCGCGTTACTAATTGCAACCGCCGTATTGATTGCAAGTTCAGCAACCGCCAACACTTTAGCCGCGACCGCGTTCTCTCCAGCCATTTGTTGTACTAAGTCGCTAATTGCTCCAATAGCGTTAGCCGTCTCAGATGCCGCGCTAATTTTAGCGTTCTTAATGTCCTCCGCGTTCTTCTTTTCGTTCTTTAAATCCTCCTTTCTAAACTTCTCGTTCAGTTCGTTAATTGCTCTCCCTCTTGCCGCTTCAATTTCGAAAATGTCCTCTCCTGAACGCCTTGCTTTCTCTGCTAATTCATCGTAATAAAGTTGGACTTCTTCAAGTTCTTTTTCCCTTCCGTCAAGCCTTGCAAGTCTCAACTCATTTTGAAGGTCAAAGAGTTCTTGTTCAAGTGCTTTTTCGTTGGTTAACTGCTCGGACTTTTGACTACCAATTCTTTCTTCAACGTCTGCTAATTCTGTCTTTGCGTCTTTAAGTGCAACCTGTAGGTCGATGTTATTCTTATCAAGTGCAAGTTCTCTTTCTGCTAACTCGATTCGTTTGTTTGCAATTGCGGTTTCTTCGGCTAACTGCTTGGCTTGTATCTTTCCGAGTTCTTGGTTTGCTTTGATTCTTTCAGCGAGTGTCTTGGTAATATCGTCTCTAATCTGCCTTTGGTCTTCGGCTTCTTTTTGCCGTACTAAAATCAAAGCCCTTTGGTCGGCTTCCAGTAATTTAACCTCGTTGCGAAGTTTAACGAGTGCGTCCGCTTGTTCAACTGCTGAAACCGTTGCTTCTTTTACATCAACCGCAAAGCTTTTTAAGCTATCAACTGCCGCCGCTTGTTGAACCTCATCTAAGCCAGTAGCTACCTGAATAGTTGCCGTTGCAAAGTCTTTACCAGCTTCTTTTATCGCGTCTAAGTCTCTATCAAAAACGCCTTGAATAATTGCGCCAAGTGCCGTAAACTGGTTGGCAATTCCTTCTATTCTGTTTGCAATGTTTTCTTTTATCGCTTCCCAAAGGTCAAGAACCGCTTGTTTAGGGTCAGAGAAAGCCGCCTTCATCGGTTCGGCTAATGCCGTAACCCTTTCAAATAGTTTTTGAAAAAGAATCTGCAAAGCCGTTGTCGCAACATTAAAAGCATCAAGAATAACTTGATTCTGCATTAACAACTCCTTGAGGAAAATAAAGACCTCTACCGCAATAGCAACAAGCCCCAACGACTTTAGAACCCCTCCGATTGAGTTACCAAAGCCCGTCATTCCCTTAGACGCTCCTTTTGCGCCTTTTTCTGCCGCCTCGAAACCAGCCTTGAACTGGTCGGACATTTCTTTTTGTGTCTGCTTGACTTTTTCGAGTTCCTCCCTTAACGCAATGATATCGTCATTGGCTTCGCCCGTTTTTACGTCTACCTCTATCGCTACTTTGGTCGCCATTAAACTGGAATCAATCTGTAGTTAACGAAAACGGTAATGTCTGAATCCCCAGCAGTTGGGTTTCCACTACCAACATTTACTAATAAATCAGCATTTTCAACAAACTGTATTGAACCAGTTGCACCAACCTCTGGTTCAAATTTTGAAAAGGCATCTGCTGTTTGATCTATAGCATTTGTTGCTTGAACCTCAGTAGAACCATTTAGGTATAATTGTAAATTTGTATAGGTTGCATATGGTGTTGTGTTAAAATCAACTTTAAGGATTGCGCTTATTACCTCAATGGCATAACCAGCAACTGCACCTACAATGGTCAACGGTGTAGTGTTCAGCGTTAGAACGTCCGCGCTTGCAATGGTCAAAGAAGCAGAACCCCCCAAACAAACAACTCCGCTATCGTCCCGCGACCAAAGAACGCCATCGGCTTGGTTGAAGAACAGCTCTCCTTTGTAGATGTCCGTAGCCACCCAAGTTCCGTCCGTATGGTCGTTGCTACTTGGAACTGTTGGAACGGTTGCCGTTACCGTTGACCGCTTAATTTTAATCCGTGAGTCTTGTGTTGCCATTATTGTTCGCCCCCTTCTATTGTGTAAATAGCTATTTCTGAAAATTGTGTCTGAACGATGTCCTCGCCACCATCGACCGTGAAGATGTTCGTGCCTCCATTCAATGCCCGGACTTCATTCAATCCACCGTCCAATACCTCCACGTTGTCCTGTTCTTTTCCGTTGACAAACGTCTTGTTTGACTCTGTTACAATGACCCCGTTGGTGTTTATCAGTTGCACGTTGTGCAGCCCCCCAGATACTCGGTTATCGTTGCCGAATATGGTTATATTGTTCGAACCCTCTCCGATGGTATTTCCGCTTCCGACTATTTTGAAAGCCGTAACGCTGTCGCCTACTCTGTTGTCCGCTCCGCTTACCTTGCCTTGAAACGGTGGGTACTTGTTACCGTTGGTCTTTATCTCGGTCGAAGGTGAAGGCATCTTTTCCTTTTCCAAATAACCGCCAGCGTTCAGGTTCTTGTCCCGTTTGTTGAAGGTTACCGCATCCTTGACCTTTATCAACTCCACCTTCGTTAGACCCTCTTTGAACGGGTTGTAGTTCATTACCTTATTGAGCCTCCAGTAGCTGTTATCTATCACTATTTGGTCTCGGAAGTCTAAGGTGTTTATGTCGGTCGGTTCAAGGTAGAACATTCCTGTCATTACCTTACTGTCCTTGTCCGTTACCTCGTCAATATAATTACGGTGATAAATGTTGTAAAGGTTGGCGTTGGTCACTTGCAGAGTTCCCGTGTAACTGTTTGCCTGATAGAATAACTCCAAAGGCAGCCCGAAGTTGATATCGACCGTTGGCGTTATCGGGTTGTCCCAATGTCCAGCGTATGGGTAAGTATTTTGAACAAGTGTCGGGTTGAAGTAACTTGCCAACTCCCATGATGGATTACTTGGAAGGTTCTGAAAGTATAGAATACGAATGTTGGCATCCGTAGGTTGTGCGCCTTCCGAAATGTCTGCATCGTATATTTTCGGAATCAGCCTGTTGCTTGGTTTGTCATTGACCAATGGCGAAGGCGAAAAGATGACCTCTACATCTTTGGAACTCTGAACGAAGTCATTATCTATTTCGATTCTTGCCCTTCCGTAAACGTGTCCTCTGTTGTTTTGGTAGCGGTCGTTGTAATAGTCCCCATCCTCCGAATAGGTGTAGATGTATTCCCTATCGGTAAGAACTCCCAA